CGTTCTAGATTAGATTTTTCTTTTTTGAGTTGAACTATTACCTCGTCTCTAACTAGATCTTTTGATTGTCTTTCTTTTTTCATATTTAAAATAAGGTTAAATCTTTTCTACTCAAGAACCTTTTTTTATCTTTTTGTATTCGGTTCTTATTATATTCTACACCGATTTCGAAGAAAAGTATCCTTAATGAAAAATATAAAAACCAAGAGTCATTAACGAAAGAGTAACCTAGCAAGCTCCATGAACAACGCGCTGAGAATATGGAAAATCTACCAAATTTGATATTTTGTATAGGCATAATAATTAACACTTACTACATCTATTTATCAAAGTCAAACCGTTTTTTTTCTATATTCTATAAAAATAATAATATTATTTAGTAGGCATCTTTAACCAATCCTTATCTACTAGGAATTGCAAGAACGCCCTTAGAGTAGCCAAACCAGAGCGGCCAATATCTGGCAGTTCCTCCATGGATGCATCGTCGCCTTTTAATACCCCAATCATCCAATCATTACTATCCCAAGTTTCTTGGTCTTTTGGCTTATTAGGTCTTTTATCTATAAAATAGATATCTATATCATCAAAGAATGAATTCTCTTCTTGATCAAAGGTCCTAATAGCTTTAAAATAGAAATCACTATTTTCGACAGTATAGCATTCTTCTCTGTCAGGCTCGATTGTAACAACGTCTTGACTATTCTCTGGAACATACCAGATACCATTAATTTGGATTCTATTCATAAAGTATTTTATTGATTTCTTAACTTTATACTTTTTTAGTTATATCGTAATAGTAAGAATCAGTATCTTCACTTACCCATTTGTCAGAAACAGTTTCTACAGAAGGTAAAATATTATCAACCTTTATTAATTTTGTTTTAAATGGGAAAGGCTTTGTAACCCAGTTGGAGTCTCTCCAGTATATTCTATTATTCGGCTGGCACAATAAATATCCATCATCTGCTACCAAAATATGACCACATTTATAATCAGAAGGCTCATCTGAATATGCATTCTTGTACCAGTCTACTGTAAAAAGATAACTAGCCCAAATTTTAGATCCATCCTTTAATAATACCTCACATCTCCTTTCGTATAGGTAATCATAGGTAATTACAGATACATTTTCGCTAAAGCAATCCCAGAGTTGTTTAAAATGGAAAGGAATATCATTAGTTGGTTCAGATAGAAATATCTCGCTAATAGGGACTCTGCTTCTCATCATACCATAGTCAGTCATGATATGAAATGTCAAGATTTTTCCAGATATAGATTGAATACCGAATATGTAAGCATTATGGTATTTGTCATGGTCTTCTGGATTATGAGTTAAGTGAGAGACTCTCACTAAACATTTTAGGTTATCGACATTGTGATTTAAAACCATTTCGAGTATTAATGTTTATTATTGAAATTCAATATCTTACGAGTAATACTCGACATAGACTCTATGCGGCCTAAAAGAACATGATAAACATTATTGTTTTTTACAGTATCTGTTCTTCGTCTCAAGTTATCCAACTCATAGATCCAGATATCCATTTGTTTTTTAGGAACAATATAGTAATCGGATGTGAGTAAAAGGAATATTAACCTGATTTTATTTAACATAGTCTACCTTAGGGAAGTCTTGCTTTAGAGTTTCGGACTTTATAACTACAATTGGTTCATTTGTAGTAGAAGTTTGCTCTAAAGAAATACACCCGCTAGATAGCATTGCGAATAAAATTAAAATAGTTTTATAAACGTACATAATATATAGTGTCAATTTCCTCTTGTGTTAGTTTGATTATCTGTCCGCCTTGAGGTTCGATGAATACCCAGCCTTCTTCAGTGTAAGCGCCGTTGATGGCATGGTTCATACCATTTGCCCAATGTGGTTTATACATAATTTCTGCGACTGCAATTCCCTCACCATTGCCTGCACTTTTCTTGTGACAAATTTGAGCAAGCACTCTGTATAGAGAGGCATAGTCATCACAATCGAATTTAAAAGAATAAGGGAGGCTTAGATTTTTTAATATACCCATGAAGAAAGGACTAAACTCAAGTTTAATCCAGTTCTTGGTTGGCATATTATAATTACTATCTCCTACAAATTTTTTAGAGAACTCAATCCAATCAGTAGTTTGAGTTAGCTTTTCTTGGGATATTTTTTTCATGCGATTTTTAGATTTTCAATTATTTTTTGATTAACCATATTGTCATAGTCATGATTAACATATTCAGCAGGATTGAATAGGTACTCAAATACGAAATCGTCATCAGGATTCACGAATAAAGATTTCGCTTGCAAATATAAGGATTCTTGTAATGCTCCATAAGCTTGGATAGACTTCTTATATATATTAAGTTTTCTAAGATTAGCTTCTATTTTTTCATTAGTCTCTTCGTCGATATTATTTTCTTGTCTCATATATTTTCTTTTATTAGTTTTGAGTTTGCGATTGCTTTTTCTACTATACTATCAAGTTGAGCTATAGCCTGTTGAATACGAACGCCTTTTTGATTAGGGGCTATACTAAAATATAGTCTAAGCTCACTAAACTTAGACTTGGCTTGGTATATCTTAACCTCGAAATCTGATTTCTCACATAATTCATTGACTTCTGCAAGAGTGCTATCTATTAAATCAAACCATCCGTCTCCGAACTCGAATGAATAGAAACAAGTTTCAGCATCTTCATTAAGATAGTCAGCGCAAAGCTTAGGATACTTATTTGCTATCCTCATTTCTAATTCTTTCGTCATATTATTTTATCTCTTTCAATTTTAAGGTTAAGTTATCAAAATGTGCTGCCTTAGTCCACTCTTCAGAGTCAGTTAGATCGAAATCGCTTAATGGGATTTTATAAGATAGAAAATACCCGTTACCCGGAAGTTTGTCAAATGATTTCTTCAAAAAATTTATTAGATCCCCGGATGAATACCCGAATATTTTATCTTTCCTATCTTTATTCTTAGCATTTAATACTCTTCTCATTTTGGACCTGAAACTCTCTTGAAGAACTTGCTGTTTAGTTAATGTTCTATCAGAGGAATTCTCTTCTCTCCATTCTTTCAAATTGTCTCGACACTTCTTCTTGTATTTCTGTCTATACTCTTTCGAGTAATTCCTTTGGCATTCTTTGCAAAAGCTTTGCAGCCTCCCCTTTCTAAAAGAGAACTGATTTTCTTCTAAATAAGTTTTGCATTTGCCGCACTTTTTCATTTAGCTGACTTAAATATATTTAACAATTTTTTAGCACAATTCGACCAAGAATTTTCTTCTAAAAACTTTTCTCTATCCTTTATCATTTTATTTTTGTCGTATTTATCCTCGAATATATCAGAAATTTCTTTTACCCACTGCTCTTTAGAACTGCAAGCTACCGCGACTTCCTCCATACCATTAAATAAATTAGCATTGGAAGTAATTAAAGGAGTAGATGTTTGCAAAGCAATTCTCGCCATTCCGCTTGCTGCATAAACATCGAATTCTGGATCTGGCTTGTACGGCAAAACAAATACAGAACTCGTTCTAATATAAGACATTAGGACAGAGTGAGAAACAAAGCCTCTGTCTATTATTACATTATGCGTAAGATCTAAATTTTTTATTTTATCGCATATTTCTTTATGCAACTTATTGTGTTCATCTTTACATAGGGGATTCTCTGATGCGACTATAACATAAAGTATATCTTTATATTTAGACTTTAAATCTTTTATTACATCAAGCATATGTAAATGAGATTTGTAATAAAATAAGAAACCTGCTTGGAGAACTACATGATCATTTCCTAAATGATTCCATAATTTTGGGAGTATTTTATTTTCACCCGTTGCGAATGAGCATCCATGAGGAACTACATTTATATTTTCGGCATTTAGGCCTTTTCTAATTAAAGCATTTCTTGCTTGCCCACTATGAACAACCACATTTTTACAAACAGATTCTGTTACGAGCTTATCTTTATGATTTTCATATATAGAGTGAAATATCGTAACAACTTTATATCCTCTTAATCTAAAATAAGAAACTAAAGATGTAAAGAAGTAAGCCCTCTGAAAAAGTCCATACTCATGACTAAATAAAACTATATCAGGATTATAATTGTCAATTGCCTCTATCAGTTCTAATTTTGGGAACTCTTCTCTATCCCAACAATACTGGATATCTTCAGTATGCTCTTCTCCGTTTTTCTCTGCGAAAAACTTAGTTTCCACTTCCTTTCCTAATGCGTTGAATAGCAACTCATTATAAATAGCTACTCCACACTTTGATCTTATGTTACCTATAAAGGCGACTTTCATTTAAAAAGTTCCCTAAAAAAATTCTTAATTTTAAATTTAAAAATCATAACATAAAAAGAGATTGTCATTAGATGATGATGAAAATCATGTTTTACTTTATGAGGAGGGCTGCAACAATGCGCTTGATTTTTCATTGGATTAGTGTGTGTATTTTATTAGAGACTTTTTCCCAGTTCTCTCTAGAGCTTACACCATAAGATAGGCTTGTCTCTAATATTTGGGAAGAATGTTGCGCTTCAAATGCTTTTTTCTTTAGTTCTTCTAAACTGATTTTCCAATAATTGACAGACAAATTTTCTAGATTCAAATCCTTAAGTAGATTAGAATTTTTTGAGTGGTGTGTTATATCAATAAATGGGATAGCATTCTTTATTGCAAAAAGTGTTGAATGATATCTAGCTGAAATTATCAAAGAAGAATGATTAATATTACTCTCGAAATATTCGTTTGAATAAATCCAATTGTCCGCACCACCTATATAGGCGTTGAGAATACCGTGGACAGTATTGTCGTTTACTTCCTTATCTACTTGACATGGAACGAGTTGCACCTTGTAGTTAAAACTCCTCATCCATTTTATAAATTCGGCTAATTCAATTATAGCTTTCTTAGCATATATTCGGCTTCTTTCATTCGACGAAAAGAAATCTTTAAAGATATAGTAGTTTAAACATACTGATACTTTATTAGATTTTTGATTATAAGGTTTTTTATCTTGGCTTAAAAAAGAAATATCAGAAGCTAGGATAACCTTATCTCGGTCCCCTAGGATATCCAAAGCCATTTTCTCAGAGAAAGAATCTCTGACAACGACTAAAGAAATTTTATCCTTAAGCATTTCTAAAACTGGAACTGACTCCTGTGTTAGATTTACATTTATAAGAATTAGTTTTTGATCCTCTCTCAGTTCTTTATAAAGCTCGGTTTTTATATACCAAAAATTCTTCGTGATAATGCCGCCCCCTCCGAGAGCGATTATATCAGAAGAATTTGGATTTAAAGTTTTAAATGAAAATGACTCTTCACTTTCCCTATCGGAAAATATCTTTACTCTTAATCCGGAAGAATTAAAAAAGGTTTTCAGATTCTCTAGCATTAAAGAGTCTCCATAGTTATTGAAACCATAGAAACCGCATAAAGATATATTAGACATTTTCATTTTTATTTTTTACCAGTGTCGCAACACATTTAGAATAATAAATAGATTGGTAATTAAGTACCAAACTACAATTAAGGATCTAACTATCGCAACTTTATCAGCTTCGCTATCTGTAGTCCCAGCTTTTTCCCCAAGAGCTTTGGACCATATTCTCCAAAGCTTTTTAAACCTAGCTTGAATCATATCACTATATACAAACTAAATAGCAGAATAATCTCGATCAGATAATTTATTTTCTTTTATTTATATCCAAGGCGCAGGCATTTCTTTTTCCCATCCTTTTTTAAAAGACTCTTCACTATCGTCTGAGCTTAAAAGCCAGTCAATTCTTTGGACCATCTCTCTTGTTCGTCGAAGATTATAAGCTGTTTCTTTGAATTTTTCTATAGTTTCTGAATCCAAATTATGAGCCTCCTTAATTTCTCCGTATATATTTGTATGAGCTTTATTATTGTTTTCTATTAAGCTTTCAATTTCCTCTGCCATCACCTCTAATTTATATTGATTATATTCAAAATATCCTCCACTCATATTTTTTCAATTTCTACTAAAAAATTAACTAATTTTGAATTTGTGTCTATTTTTAAAAGTGGCTTGTCTTTACCGGTGGATGCTTTCAATTTTTTCTTGCCACATTCATTGTCATAAATATACCATCCAATCCACCCGTCAGGATCAATAAGACTCAACATGCTGTCGAAGCTTGACCAAATAGCCTCAAATAATGGGCCATTGGGATCAAGTGTACCCGAATTACTTGCAGCGCCACAAGCTTTATCCAAATCTTTATATTTACTGACTAAAGTTTCTACAACCTCGGTCCAGTATTCATAACGCTTTGATTTTTTATTTTTAGTTGAGTCTTTCATTGCTTAATAAACTTCTCCTAGAAAATAGGATCTATCAATTCGAGAGGATCGACTTTAATCTCCTTAGCTTCTTCAACAAGGCGCTGTGTTTTAGCGAGGATTCCAACGAATTGGTCTTTATAAAAATCACTGTCAATCCTGACAGGGAAGTCGGCTGTTTCACCAAAATTAGTGTTGATGAATTCAAGAAGCTCTACAAAAGAATGTATGGCCTCTTTGAAAACAACATTTTGGCTAATAGAATCGCACAATTCCTTTTCAAGCATTTCGATATAAAGAGAATCCTCCATTTCATAGGCTTCTACAATTTGTTCTTCAATAGTTTCGTTGGTTTCTTGATTCATAATGAGAATATACTGACAACATCAGTCTACAGTACACTTTTTGAAAATCAAGATTTTTTTGAAGATTTTTATTTTTAAACCTTTTTAAATTTCAGACTGCTTTAGCAAACCCGCTAAGAATAGAGAGATATTATGTTCCGCTGCGATATTAAGGGTCTGCTCATCAGGGCTGACGATAGGGTTCTCTATAAAGGTGGCGATACTCTCCTGCCACTCGTTGGAATTTTTAGAAGAAATAATAGACTCGGTTACGCTCCAGCAGAGATCTTTCTGTTTAGAGCTAAGTCTTTTTATTTTGTTGATCTCTCTATATTTGGACTCTACAGCTTCGGATAGATCATTAACGAGTTTGATATTGTCGGATATTTTTTGCAAACTAAATTTAGATGCTCCTATCGGAGAAACTTTTTTAGTTGTTTGAGGAGCCTTCGTCCCTGCTGGTCTGCCTGCTGGCTGCCCAAGCCCATCTTTTTTCTGTCCGCCTATGATTGGTTCGTAAAGACCCTTATCTTTGAGCTCTTTAAATTTGTTTTGAGCTTCTATAGAGTTTTCAGAAAGCGGAAGAGAGTGAGTCTCAAAGCTTTGAAAAAGTTCTTCAGGTGTCAACATTCCAATTTCCGCAAGCCTTGTATAGACCTTCATGTACTCGATTTCTTCCTTTAGATCCACCTCGTCGAATACTGGCTCTGGAATTTCTGTGAACCCTAATTCGTTAGCAATCATTTCCATTTCAGGAATAAGGAAATTATTTAAAAAAGCTTGTCTAGCAGAACTTAATCTCTCTAGGAAAACTTTTATTTTAGTCATCGAATTAGCATACTTCTCATCGCCCCAGAATATATTCATTAACCCATTCGCAATATCTTGATTAACAACCTGATACTTCTCTGGACCTAAAATTTTATTTAAATCTGGCAGAATGAAATCTGCTTTAGTAGAGTAATCAGAAACCAATACTCTGCCGACACTTTCCATTTCAAAAAGATCTTGTAGAGCCAATAGAATTCTAGAATTCGTATTAGCATCTCTATCTTTATCACCAGCCGTGATTAGAAGAATCATATAGTCGGCTGTTCTTGCTATAACCTTCTCCATCTTCTTAAATTCTAATTTTAAATCAATATCAAAAAGTACAGGATAGTACATTGGAACAGATAGAGCTTCGTAGTCTTGCTTGCCGCAGAATACAGCCGTTAAATATTCCGTGTCGATAGGTATCTCTGGGAGTTGGCCTCTTTTAATCTCATCTCTAATTTTTACAGGTAGAGAATCCATAAACCTTTTCTCATCTTCAGTTTTTGGAACTTTTAATCTTGCTAACTCATAGGAGTTAAGCATCTTATAGTAATTAAAATTAACAAACGTAGCAGAGCCTTCTGCTCTCATATCCGCAGGATTTAGAATAGTATAACGCAAAGGTATTTTTTTAGCGACCTCAGCCCTAGACATTTTATTTACTTCAGGATTTGTTATGTTGTATAAAAACTTGTAAACAAAAACATTGCCAGAACGAAACCATTCTCTAAAGAATCTTTCAGATAAAGACCACCCGTTTATTTTCTTGTACCATTCATTAAAGAACTTTATAGACCTTTTATTCTTGCCTCTGAAACTTAATTTAGAATTTGCGAATTCAGTTTGGATATCTATTGTATTTCTGAAGATGGCCACATTCCAATAAGCCTTCTGACAAAGAACAATCGCTTGTTGAGCGCTTAGGGTTCCAGTGTTGTCTCTCGAAAAAGGAGATACTCCCTTATTGATGTTTTCGATTTCTCCTGATAAGCCAGAGAGGGGACTTTGGGTAGTACTTGTGCCTCTATTTCTTAAATCCCTAGCGGATTCTGAAATGAACTTCGGAGTAAAAGGATCTGAATTTACGACTACAGCGTCGGCTTTAGGTTTACGGGCCATACAATCTTATACACTTTTAAAGGTTAAAAAACCTCTATAAATTAATTTTAAGGTTAAAATTTACCTAAACATTCTTGGAACGAAATCGAAAGACGTATTTACTTCTTGCTCTCTGTGCATATCATAATAACATTTTACTCCCCAACTCCCAAGAAGTAGGACTGTATAAGAATCCCTTCTTGCTCTATGAGGATTGTTGTCTCTTTTCATTGTAGCTGGCAAGTCAAACTGTTGATTTCCATTAACGCTGGTTGAAACCTCTATAAGCGAGCATTCTCTTTTTGTCAAGTTGATCATGTCTCCTAAGTGCTCAAGGAAATCAACCTTCATTTCTTCTTGAACATTTTTAGCAATTTCTCTTATCTCATCTTTGCTTATTTCCTGATTTTTTGAATAGTGTAAATCTTCTATCGGGAAATTTTCTTTTATAGCATTTTGAAAATCAGAATCATTAAATACTGGCGCTGCAAATTTTATCTTTTTCTTTTCAATCATCCATTGTAAATTCTCATTTGAGAACCTTAACCATCCTCCAACACCGAAAGCTTGAGAGTGAACTATTTTTCCATTCTTAGGATCATAGTTATTCTTTGAATAGAGTATACCTTCTTGGGAGTTATAGTTTAGAAAGTCATGATCAAAAAGATGAAGCTCTCTCGGTATCAATTTAAATTCTTTTGCTATCTGCAAGAAAGCTGGGCCACCACTATTGTCTATAATCGCATAAACAATATTAAATTTTTCTAGGATATACTTAAGATACAAGCATCTTTTTTCGTTTGTGCTATTTGGAAGAGCATAAGCATGAACGAGTATTGCAGATTCGTCTTCTTCGTTCAACTCAAGGATAGCCATTGCGAAATCATCTGAAGTCTCAGAGTTATTGTAGTTAGGATCTATTGATAGAACATATTTCTTATCTGGATCTCCGACTATTTTTACTATAGGGTATTCCCCTAGTTTAACGCTGGCTTCTTCTATGGCTTTCGCTGAAAAGTAACCTCCTGTATCATCTCCGAATATAGCCTCAAGCTCTCTATCGAACATTGATTTAGACATAGTTCTTCTCATGTCTTCAATCGCTGATTCTTCCATGAATCCTTTAGGGGCAGCTCTGTAAGACATTCTAAAAACACAATGATTTACATTCTCTGCATTAGGATCTAAAATTGTTTTAACATAAGGCACATAGTTGTCTCTATAAAGAGATTCAAATTTATAACTAGCCGATGATAGCCCTATAATTTTGTTGTTCGATGAAAACTGTTGAACTTCCTCTGGTTTTAAAACACCATTTTCTACTAAAACTTTTTGAGCATTCGTAATCTGTTCATGCTGAGGACCATCTTGACGAACCATCAAGAACGGTTTTAGAATAGAATCTATAATATCTTTGCTAACAACAAGCAACTCGTCAACAATCAGAACATTGAAACGATAACCTCTAACCTTACCTAGCGGGATAGCTGTTATAGAAGAGTATCCGATTTCCATTGACCAAGCATCGCTGGACTTGGAAAGTTGTTTTGTAATACAGGATCTTAAGAAAGTTCCGTTCTTTGGATGAGAAGCAAAAGTATCAATTTGCTTCATGATTGATTTCGACTGTCGGAAAGTTCCCGATGCTATGCCAATTTTAACACCGGGATTACCTAGAGCATATATTATACAGAATAAAGAGATTACGAAAGACTTAGAGAATCCCCGGCCAGCTACAAGAAGACAATAATCTTTTAAAATAAAAGATCTTAATAACAAATCCTGAACAGGATCAAGTTGAACTCTAGTGAGAAGGTAAACCATGAAAGCTGGATTAGCTAAGCAGTATCTAGCAAACCATTGTTGAGCTTCAGCTTCGGACAATACGCCCTTGATTTCTGCAAGCTCATCATTTGTAGATTTCCTGAGTATAACAGGATGTGCTCCTTCGTTCCACATATTATATTAAATTAAAATCTTTAAGAAATTCCAAATCGTAATTCCTTACTTTATCTTTCATTTTAAAAATCTTTACCATTAGAGTTTGGGAGTTTTCTCTAGAATCAGAAAATAAGAATTGTATGTTTTTATACTTGCTGCATATTTCTCGTATCTTATAAAATACAAACTTTCCATTTATATATTTACTAAAGCTATTTTCTGGGCTATAGTTTATAGCATTGGAGACTTTATTTTCTACTAGCACAACGAGATACTGCCCGAAGTCTTCGGCCCTACTAATTTCTCTGTCGAATCTTTGAGCTCCTGCTGTGAGAGTAGAAACTAAATCTTCTAAACTTTTTCTTTCAATAAAAACATCAGAAAATAAAGGACCTGTCGTTGTGTAATCTCCACAACTTAATTTCATCTTTTTAGAATCTTTAAATTCTAAAGCATTTTGTTCTCTTGTATCTACAAGTATCTCAGGCTCATCTTCATAGAAGAAAGGTTCTGAAAGATAATCGTACTTCAATTTTAATCCTTGCTTTAACAACTCTTTTACGACAGTTTCTTTATCGCCGAATATTTTTACCAGCCCTAGCCAAGATGGCAAAAATAAACTTTTCAATTCTATATTAGATGGTACAAAAAGCGTTTCCTTTTTAGTAGATCTTCTTCTGAAAGCTTTCTTTACATATTCTCTTACTATAAGATTGTCTTCTGAGAAACACCATTTGGCAAAATTTTCTTTTGAATTGAAATCAGTAATAAAATATTCTTCGAAGTTTTTAAATTCTATTTTCTCATTAGAGAATAGGTCAAACCTAGGGAAGAACTTATGATAATAATCCTGTATAGATATCTTATGCTTTTTTGAAACATGTAAATGTAATCCTCTCTCGGTAGAGAAGTCATCTAAACATTCTAAACATTTCATTACAGAGAGAATACCTCCTCTTTGCCAACCCCGTAAACTTCAACAAAAAGTTCAGAGAAATTCTCAAGCTCTTGTATCTTTTCTTTGACTTTGAATTCCTCGGCCTTAGCTATTAGTAGCATTCTTCTTCTTTCTTTCTCATCCTGAACGAGTTCGATAAACTGTGCTAAGCTTTGATTAGCTAAAGCTTGTTTTTCTAATTTTTTTATTCTATCTCCACTCAATGAGCGGGTCATTTTCAAAGTTCTTTCTAGGCAATGATTATATGCAGCAGTTTTATCTTTCAATGCTTCGGATAAAGACATCGTAAATTTACGACCCTCTTCATCATCTGACATAGACTCTGCTAACCTATCATTTAGAATTGTTATTTGCTGTCTTATCTCGATAAGAGTTACATATTCTAATGCTAAGCCTATGTATAAATTAACTTCATCAGAATTAAGATCTGGTTTATTGTATACAGCTTTAACAAACTCAGTTTCAAAGACTTCTCTATGCTTTACATTTGTAATCATAGATATCATCTCTACGAAACGCGGAGCAGATAAGAATTTCTTTACAGCAGCTATAGAATCTTTTTTTCTCATATCCATTTTATCAGCATCGTATTTTGCTGCATGGTCGGATCTATTTATAAGATTTATAACTTGCAAATCTGTTCTAGGAGAACTGTATCTAGTGTTAGTTCTTTCTACTTTATCATCATCTTTTACTTCTCTAAATCCAGCTGCATCCAAAAGAGAAGTTATTGTTCTTACTGAGACAATATATTCTTTCTCTGGGAATAAAGTTTTCGCTATTTCTTTTGTGGTAAGAGATTCCGCATTTTCAAATAGGAAGTCTAACTGATCATCTGTATAATTATCGTACTCACCTCCTCTCCATAATTTTTGTAAGAATTTCCTTACATTCTTGAACTCTTCTGTCTGCTCAATGAGCTTGGGGTTCTTGTACACATCTTGAGCAAGCGACAATATGTTACTCTCTTTACAATTCTTATTATCCTCCAAGTATTCTTGCTGAACTAAATCAAGATTGTACTTGTGCTGACAAATTATTTTATCGCAAAGATTTACCTTTTTCCTATCTATTTTTCTACCTAATTTATTAGTTAGATTTTCTCTTATTGATGAGTTCATTCTTCAGAATCGAATTCGCTTATTTTTTTCTT